TATTTAAAATTTTCATACGTAAGTAACATGTCATTTTCAGAATAGATATAGTAATCAGCTTCTCTGTTAAGAATCGCTAGAGCTAAATCTGTTTTGTGCGCCCAGGTTAAATACCACCCGTGGTACCCTGGACTTGCAACTTTTATCTCAATATTCAATCCTTTAAATTCTTCTAATATTCCATATAGAGTATCTACGTCGTTTTGAGACGCATAATCAATATAAATATTTACAGAAATATCACAAGGAAAGTCGGCATAGCCTCGCAACACAGTGAGTAGAGGATCTACCCGCTGTAAAGGATTGTTGGCCGTAATGGCGATCCACAGCTTTTTCGACATGTCGTAAGAGCCCCTTTAGTACTCTATCGAAAAACTGCCCCGCCTTTGTAAAAAGGTTATTAAGTGTGTATAAGCATCGAGTAAGTCGTCATGGGACGTAGATCCCACATTTATAATCTGCTCAAATAACGCATCAAATTTACGATACCGATTAAATGTTATCTTTCTGTTTTCAAGCAATCCCAAGGTTCCTCGGAAACGGGCAACTTTATCTCCTCTAAAACCGGATACCTCATGTATATGGATATTTGACAATCCACGATCATTTAAAAGTACCCGTTTTAAATCAGCGGACAAACTTGCTTGATAAGCAACTGACTCAACTACCAGCGTGATCGTCGAATAAGTCGGAAAATACGTGTCGTTTTCAAAAGTTAAAATTCCCCATTCAAGTAACATCTCACACAGTAAATCTATCTTCTCTAAGTTTCCTACGGAACGGCACTGATGTGCATCAATAATGTAGTACTTATCTTTAAGTCGTCCACCCAAAACAAATGCCGTGTAGTCGCTAGTTTCTTTAGCACTAGCAGACAAATCAATTCCTACAGCTAGGGAATCAAACTCCATCTCAACGTCAGCCCGGACAAGAAGATCGGGAGACACAATTAGGTCCGACGTTAAGACAGGTTGTTGTTGGTACTGGAACGCAAATGCAACAGGATCTAGTTCTTTTGTCTGTAATAAATAATCAACAGACCACTGCTCAGGCCAATAGCTTACAGGCTCTCCTTTATTGTTATACGTTAGGGCTTCTTGAGAGACTTGATTCCAACCTTTAGAAGGGGAGAACATAGTTTTATGAATGTCTAAAGGATGGAATCGAGTACCTAGACAAATAGCCCGACCGCCATCAAAAATAATCGGAGATATAACAGACGACCAATTATTATTCATTTCTTCCCGAATAGTCGGATTACGTAGTTCCGCCGAAGATTTTATAGGGTCATCGACCAAACAGAGGTGAGCCCGCTTAGATGTAATTGAACCACGCAGGCCAGCGGCTCTCAGAGTATATTCTTCATCACCAACCCGTGGAATTCCGGCATACTCAAAGTCAACAGCCCAACCAATATCCGACTGCATTCCTGGCTTTAAACGAACACGAGGGAATATACGTTTAAACGTCGTGTTATCAATCAGTTGTTTAATAATTCGGCTTTTAGGTATAGCTGTTGCTATGTTATATGAACAATATATAATTTGTAGAGGCATCTGGGCTGACGTATGTCTACCTATAGCCCATGCAGTAAACAAGTTTAACACCGTGCTTTTAGCACTACCTCGGGGACTTAGAATATCAAGATTAGCTCCAGCTATGTCTAACAAGTATCTATTGCTTTCGCCTGTGATCAAATGCCTGTGCCACTCCATCATATGAGGAGCAGGAGCTTTATCCATAAGCACACAGAAAGTAGGGAAGTCATTAGCAGCTTTAGCGTATATAGAATTATCTTCTTTTTCCGTTACCTCAACAGCTCGCGCAGCATTTAACTGAGCTTTACGGCGATAAGCAAAAGTTTCCCGACTAGGCATATCAGTAAGCTGACAATGTTGCTATAGTGATCGTACTCCAAGCTTACTGACAAAGTGGCAAAAGTGCTCTGGTACGGGGATGCATGTTCAAATACAGGATTTGGTCGAGTAACCGCCAGCATACTAGAACATCTACAGAAGGAACATGAAGTAGAAGTTGTTGGTATTAACTATAACGGAGACCCCCACGATCTTCCTTATAAAATTTATCCGGCATCAAATTTGTCATGCCCTGATCGTTTTGGTATCCCACGGTTGCCCGAACTAATCGATAAAATCAAACCGGACATTTTTATATGTTTAAACGATATTTGGATTGTTAACCAAGTCTGGGAACGGATTCAGTTTCTTAAAGATCAGTATAAATTTAAATTTATTGCGTATTTCCCTATAGACAGCGAGTATTATTACCCCGATATGTTGAGAAATATTCCGTATTGGGATATTGCTATAACGTTTACAATCAACTGTGCGCACCGTATACTTAAACACGATATTAAACCCAGTAAGTTAGGGGTTCTGCCGCACGGCGTAGACATCTCTAAGTTCAATCCAATGCCGAGGGAGCAAGCAAGAACAGCTCTAGGGTTGCCTCAAGATAGATTTATCGTATTTAACGGAAACAGAAACCAACCACGGAAACGGATCGATTTAACGATTAAAGCGTTTGCAGAATTTGCTGTAGATAAACCAGATACAATGCTTTATCTCCACATGGGGACTAAGGATCTTGGTTGGGATATTACAGCTTTGTTTAAACGGGAAATGGGGCGCCTGGGGCTAGACGACAAACAACGACTAATCTTGACTTCAAACGAAATCAACTATATTGCCGCTCCGCCGGACGAACTGCTGAATACTATATATAACGCTTGCGATGTAGGACTCAACACAGCAGATGGCGAAGGTTGGGGTCTTGTGAGTTTTGAGCATGCAAGTTGCAGAAAGCCTCAAGTTGTACCAAATCACACGGCATGTAAAGATATCTGGGAAGAAGCTGGTCTGTTAATTGACGTAGCAACGTGGGTTACAGACAAAGACCTGGGGGTAGAACGTGGTCTAGTCAGTACGGATCACACAGCTGAAATACTTACAGCTCTGTACGACGAAGAAGACTTGTACGAAGAAGTAGCAGAAGCCTGTTATGCCGTGACACAACGACCAGAATACCGTTGGGAGTCCGTCTCAATGGGATTCATTAAAGCCATTAACGATCTTCTCGCTTGATATGCAAACTACACATCGCTTCCGTCACGTCAACTCAGACGTTGTTCTTCCAATCAAAAAAAAATTTAAAGGAGTTCCCAGCGTTTACAGGCAAGCTGAAGCTCTGAATGGGCAGTTTAAACGTATTGTCCACGGGTTGCCGAAAGACAGCGTTGGTAACTTCAGTCCTTCAATGCTGAACCACAACGACCAAACCTTCATAGCGTGGAGGTCACAAGCCGAGCCATTTGGGTTCAGGTACGACAACAATTACTTTTATTTAAATAATGCTCATACAGATATTTATCTCGGGCAATTAGTAGACGATCACACCGTTCTCGGGGCTAAGAAACTACGCTCCACGCCGCACCGACTTAGTTACGAAGATCCTCGTTTATTTAAAGGTCCAGACGATAACTTGTACGTACAGTTTGTTACTTCCAAATACGCCAGCAAGTATGACCAAAGAGGACGGAAGCTGTTCGATACCCCAAAGGTAGCAGTCTGCTACGTAAACGAATTGGGTGATGCTGTACAGACAGCGTTCCCTCCTATAGGTAAAAATTTAACTAAAGGAGAAACAGAAAAAAATTGGTGCTTTTTCCCGCACCGGGATCTGCTGCATTGTTTGTATTCAATACGCCCGTTAGTGATCGAACGGGAAGGGTTGCCCGCAATTCATGTAGACAGTGATATCTTAAATTCCGTAACTCAAGGGGCTCCTACGTTTTGTTCGTTGCCCCCGTTATTAATTGGTTCTGAGCAACTTATATTTTACCACTGGAAACACATGACATATAATGATCTAGGTAACCCGTATCTAGTTTATCATCTTAGTGCATTTATGACAGACGAAGAGTTTACAGAAATTACTCATATAGCCCCACAACCGTTGTTCACAGGTTCTCTAGAGGATACCTTAATTACCTGGACGGACTACGTGGGTAATCCAGTATCCAATCAACCTGCCGTAATTTTGCCATTCGGCGCTACTCTAGACGGCGAAGAACTCGCTATGTCCTTAGGTGTGAACGATGCTTTTATGGGTATCTTCAGGTGCCCGATAAACGAAGTGCTTAAGAAGCTTGTAAAAGCGTATTAGGACTTCTCTTCGCGTTCAAGAGTAGACCAAACAATCAGCCCAGCATCTTCTAACAAAGACAAAATGGTGGGCTGATCTTGGAAAGTATTAGAAAGTTCACGTAAGCACCGATCTGCACCAGCTAGCAATAACCCACGGCGATCTAACCCGTCTGTAATTGCTCGCACCGTTTGAATATGGGAGCGTAATTCTTTTTGTAAAGATGAAATTTTTGTAGCCGCTGTGGCATAATCCAACATATTGTTTAGTGTCATATTGCGCACCTGCGTTATATCGTTTCTGAGTTCATCTATTTCTATTAGTAGGACCTTGCGCAAATCTTCTTTTGGGTATTTTTCTTGAATCCAC